AGTTGACGACTTCAGAGACGACACGACAGAACGTGGGCAATGTCTCAGCAGCGGGTAATTCGCGAACCGACAAGTTCGAATGCAGTGACAGTGCATCGAACGTCCCGTACCGGGGACTTTAAAAAAGCGTGTAGCTCTGACCAGTCCATAAAGCGAAGTCAGATCGTCTAGCGCGAGAAGCCGCGTTAGAACAGCGCTCGATCAAGCGTGACGAACAACGCGAAACGACTAGCACGCTCTATAACAGTGTGCGAACACGCGAATGCTAGACCCCCAGGGGCCGCAGGCTGCACTGTCAAAGTAACTACATAGGTTTAAGTCAACAACTTAAATCGAATGTGCAACATCCAACATAACAGTCAACACGATGCTGCACATTCATGTGAGTTGATCACTACAGACACATAGGAGAAGGAACATGCGCCCCAGTAAGTATGCTCGTGAGATTCTTGATCTGGCAGGTCGATATACAGAATTCAAAAAGCCGATGGAAGCATATCAGTTGCTTCAGCGATCCATTGAAGCGGCCTCATCTCGTCTAGCTGCTGTCTGCAACACAGAGCCTTCCAAACTTATTCGGGGCGAACGCATCAGTTATCAGTTGCGCGCGAAGCATGAGAGAACTGATATCGAGGCGCTGAAGCTTTACCAATCGCAGTTGCAGATGGATGACGTGCAGGACGAGTTGAAGCCTACTGAACGCAAGACCTGCCCATCAAAAATTAACAAACAACGTGATGATGAGTGGTACAGCAAATGAGTTTTCTTTATTACGCGACGCTCGCTCAGATCGGGCGTCTTAAGATCGGTCAGCACGATGCGGAGATCATTGACCTGTTGCAGTGTCTGTCAGAATTGAAACGTCGGGGTCTTCATAGGAGTCAAACATGATCTATCGAAACGGTGCGGTTATCTATTCCCCTGTTGTACATCATTCATTAGATGCCAGCGAGTCTCCTAAGGAGACAGGGCAATACACAGCTCACAAATTCAGCAGCGTCAATGCCGCTAAGCGTGAGGTCAGGGAGAAACGTCTCACGGTTCGTTGCGGCAAGCCGCCCAAAGATGTGCAGTCATGAGCAGCGTCACATGGATTGACAGATACGCAGGATCCAGTGTGTTCTCGATCTTCGGGCAGGTAGAGGAGGTCATTGCAAAAATGATGCTTGAGGAGGGCAAGGGTCGTCTGATCCGGATTGAGGAGTTCCCCGAGGAAAGTGTGTGCCCCGATATCTACATAAATGAACTGGGTCAACATGCGAAGTTTGCGATCATGTTGACCAAAATGGAGGAGGCTGAATTCGACAATCGAGTAACTGCACTGAGAATGTGAGTCGATCACTTGGGGCGTGCGCTGATGGCACGCCTATTTTATGAGATAACTGGGGTCATACATGTTTCTGAAGAAAGAGGCTAACAGCATCGTTTATACGCCTGCGATCATGCGTGCTATCACACGTATGGCACTCAAGGCGACTCTTCACAGTAAATGGAGTTCATTGTAATGAGCATCTGGAACAAGTTAGTCGAATATGCGAGTCTCGTGATCTTCTGGTCACTGTTCAAAGTTGTCCGAGTCTGGGAGCCCTGAACACAATATTGAAGGAGAAGGAGAATGTATCGGTACCCTGAACGCAACATCGAGCGCCTGAGAGATGAGGTCCAGAAGCTGCTCAAGAAACCTGTCATCACGCTTCCTGTCAAGATGCCGCGACATCGATTCATGCGCGTCATACGACATCAGATCGCGGTCATGCATCACTTGTCACGTAAAGCTCGCACAGCACGTTATCTCGAACGCTGTGCCCTGCGCGGCACATCTTTCTACTCTTGAGGAGAAACTGACATGGGAATGTTATACGAGTATTCAGACGAAGAACTCGAGGCGATGGGATACAAAGAACCCCCTGAAGAGGATGCGGATGGGTATCGAGAGGGCGACATCGATCCCGACGAACCCACTATCCGAGAATTACAGTCAGAAGTGGATCGATCACGTCAAAACAACATCGTGCGCGCTACAGAGACTTATGCGCAGACTTTGGCGCGCATCAAAACCAAATACAAGCACTGAAGATTGAAATGCATAAATTCAAAATACTCTCAGGAAATCGATACGTCGGACATGTGATCGCGGAGAACTATTACTTTGCGTTGAAACAGGCTCGCAAAGCCTATGGCATTTGGAATATCAGGGCCCAGTACGTTGTTCCTGGTTGCGACTAACTTACCGCAGATTGAATCGGTTAGCGCTCTGCGTCGGCAAGGCTCCCTACGCACGTCCTACAGACCCCGTGCCAGGTAACTAGTCAAGCCTACGCAGAGCGCACTCCGATGCATTCTGCATCACTCACATAGGAATACAGAGTCATGAAGAAAGGTAAAACATTGACGGAGTTGGCGAATGAGATTGAACGGCGTCAGGATCTGAAGCACGATCTGATTGCGCCGATGCCGAAACTCTCGGTGTTCGTGACCGACACGGGCGAACCGCGCATGTTGGCTCGATTGCCCAAGGGGGATGAGCACTTCGGTATTCAGCAGCTGGCGCACAACCAGATTGCTGAGCAGCTGAAGATTCCCGCCGCGTACTACAATCGCATGTTGGCGGAGCAGCCGTCCTTGCTCGCCGACAACATCAACACGTGGTTGCAGAATCCTCCTACCAACAACACGGGCACCACGCGCGGCAGCATGGTGGAAACGAAGCGTCGTATGGTACGCACGATGGATGGCAAGGTACGCGCGTTTCTTTCTGACAAGTACCGCAGCCTCGAGAATGAGGATCTCGCGGAAGCGGTGTTGCCTGTACTCCTGCAGCGCAAGCTCATCATACTGAGCTGCGATATCACCGAGACTCGCTTGTATATCAAGGCGGTCGATCCTGCGTTGGAACAAGATGTGCCCTCGGGTCACAAACGCGGTGACGGGTCGCATGTGATCTACGACACTTGTTCTCCAGCTATCACAATCAGCAACTCGGAGGTGGGCTTTGGCGCGTTGTCTATTGAGACGGGGACTTATACCAAAGCATGCACTAACTTGGCCATGTTCGGCGCGTCAATGCGTAAGTACCACACGGGTTCACGTGCCGAGCTGTCCGATGAGGTGTTTGCGCTCCTCAGCGACCGTACGAAACGTATCACGGATGCGGCGGTCTGGTCACAGGTTCGTGATCTGGTAGGCGCTGCATTCGATAAGGAGAAGTTTGAAGCGACATGCCAGAAGCTCACGACCGCCAGTGAGCAGAAGATCGAGGATGACGTAGTGCAAGTCGTTGAACGGGTCGCGAAACGTTTCACCTTCAGCGAAGGGGAGCGCGCCGGCGTGCTCAAGCGTCTCATTGAGGGCGCTGACTTGACGCGCTACGGACTACACGCCGCTATCACGCGTCACAGTGCAGATGTCGATGACTATGATCGTGCCTCCGTATTAGAGCGGCTGGGGGGCGAGATTATCGAACTCCCGAAGTCTGACTGGCAAGCGATTGCTGAGGCGGCGTAGTGCGTGGTTATGCTTTCGCTTTTGCACGCTGGTTAGCGGTATGTCAGCGCGACGGTTTAACCTACTACACTGCTGACTACCGTAACCCTGCTACTGCATTCACTTGGCACTTCATGAACGGATTTCCCCCTGACGACTGAATAAGGCAGTAAAGGAGTCGCTGATGTAAGTATCAAACCTACAAACAGACGCAAACGATGGAGCAGCACTCAGGACTGACATTGGGTGCTGTTTATAACACACAAGAGAATAATTTTATGCGTTACGTACAAGGCGCACGAATACAGGATCCGTTGGTTAGCGCCCTTAGACAAATCTATCGACCCAATCCGCCACCACCCGAACCACCCATCGACCCTGATGCATTCGCATTAGCCCAAGCCAATAAGCACAAGCCCTGGGCACGTCGCTGGCTCAGAGCACATCGGTTGTCCTTCAAATGAGGAGAACAACATGACCTGGGCTACCTTCATATACATGAACATGGGCGAGACGCGCGCGATACTGCGCAGAACTACCGCCGCCGAAGTCAAAGAGGCCGTAAGACAGTTGCCTGAGCACCTGCAGGACGGCAACATTGTATACGCCATCTCGAACCTGAACTTTCTCAACATGGCCGAACTCGATTCGATCATGCGACAGTTTAATGACTTGCGCTTAGGCATCAAGAAAGAGCGTAAGGAAGCCGCAGTCAAGAATTGGTTGTCAAGGTTCAATGCTGAGAACCATGACGAGCATACGGGGAAATTGATCCATGCCTACGAAGATGAGGAAGAAGAGATGAAACCTAACGAGACACCTGTCACCGACAACGCAGAACGTCCTGCGGACGAAGTTGTGGAAGAGGGGTCTGAGACCACCAGTGAGAATGAGGAGGGTACGACTGAAACGAACAAGAGCACCGAAACAGCGACCGCTGAGACAGGTGCGGAAGATGAATTGAAGGCTGTTGTGAATCGCATTGCTAAAAAGAAGCGTGCGGCGGCAGCTGATGGCGATGACGATTCAACACAACCTGAGGGTAACAAAGTGGCGACCAAGAAGACAGCAGCGAAGAAGAAGGGTCCGGCAGCGAAGAAGACGGCTCCGGCGAAGAAGACGACTGTGAAGAAGACAGCGACGGGCGGAGCTAAGAAGGGTTTCCCATATCCTGCGCCCGATCCTGAGAGCAAGTGCGGTCAGGTCCTTGCCTTTCTCAATGAGCAGATCAAGAAGAAGGACATCGCCGAGAACGAGAAGGCTGAGAAGGCTGAGCTGTTTGAGGCGGCTGCGAAGAAGTTCGATGCGAAGGTGATCACGATCCGCACGTATGCGAGCGATCATCGTGACAAACTCAAGTGGCGGGCTGCGCGTAAGAGCGCCCAGTAACATCCGCAAGTCAGTATGAGGGCACGAGGGCGTAGTCTCTCGTGCCTTCGATCGGTTAAAGGAGAAGGATCATGAAGAGTGAAGTTATAACTATTACCCCAGGTATAGCTAAGGAATGGTTGCTGTTGAATTGTAATAACAGGCCGATTAATTCGGGTACTGTAACTCAGTATGCAAAAGACATGCTGTCAGGAAATTGGCAACTTAACGGAGAGACAATCAAGTTTTCGTCGGAGGGAAAGTTGCTGGATGGGCAACATAGGCTGGCAGCTATAGTTAGAGCAGAAGTCTCTATTCCTATGTTGGTTGTTCGTGAGCTTTCATCTGATTCATTTTCAACTATTGATGTAGGACTACGACGTTCGACAGCGCAGATTCTACATATGGCAGGATTTAAGAACACCTCTGCATTGGCTGCTGCGGCTCGTTGGGTAGTGATATTAGATAAAGGTATAAAGGAAGGATACAAAATCGCTCAATCAGAGATAGCTCAAGCTATCGAACAACATCCTTTGTTGAATCACTACAGTGATTTTCATATGGGTAAGAAGTCTAAACGAATATTACCTTCTTGTTGTTTGGCGGTGTTTGTTCTGGCAGGAGAGAAGTACGAGCGTCAAAAGGTGGATGAGTTCTACTCGTCTGTGTTGAGTGGAGAAGGTCTTTTGCAAGGAGACCCTGCGTATGTATTGCGAGAAAAGTTTGTTACATCTACTAGGTCATCTAGGATAGATCAGGAAGTAGCAGTCGGATATACGATTAAATGCGTCAGGGCACACGTTGAGGGTAAAAGGATGCAGGTGCTCAGATTCGGTAAAGATGAACCCATGCCTTTAATATGAGAAGGAGAATTAAACATGCGCGCGCAACGAACGATCGGAGAAGCTATCAGAGCTACTGCGGCACGATTGGTACATGCTCGGGAGTTGTGGGAGCGTGACTTTCTGCAAGGGAGACTGAATTCACAGCTCGCTGCAGTTCGGGGCACCGACATCAACAAGGCTGAAGGACAGTTAATGCCCCGCACTCGTGAAGCTGCTGAGCGTGCGAGAGCTGCGAAAGAAGCGTGGTGGGTCAAACTGCTGGAGGACTGATTTGTGTTAGGTCTTGTCATCTTGGGAGTATTCGGAGGGCTATTGCTATTTCGAATATTCCCTTATCTCATTCGCGGAGTACTGCTCTTGATTGGGCTGCACTTCTTATTAGGTTGGCCAACTTGAGGTTTCAAACATGCGAGTCAACATTTATGCTGAGGAACTGACAGATCTGGTTGAGGTGATTCAGAAAACGACTGATGGCGGTACATTCACGGGTCTACGGATCTATCTGCAATTGCCTGTAACTACGACAGCAGTGGTACAAGACATGGAAGCAGCAGCGGAGGGGATTCTGACAGTCAAGGAGGTCATGAAACAGACACGGGGACCTTTTCTACATGCTCCGGGGGACGATGACAGCAGCGCGGTTACGTTCTGGGGTAAGCGTGATCTGCGAACCGTATTGCATGTCATGATGGAGAAGCTCAATCAACACTATGGAGAGAAGCATCCCGAGAAGGACATGTGGTCCGAGCAAGCGGGAGCATGGAGAAAGATCTGTGATACCCTGACTGATTTCAATCCTACTTGCTTCAGTCGTCCGTTGTCAGGTACGGAATGTGCTGTACTGGAGATCAAACAACTGCAGGCCAAGAAGATCGAGGTCCAGCGACTCAGGAGTCTGATTGCGAATCATCAGCACGGATACTGTGATACTCCAAGCAAACTCTGTGAGCTGTGCGACCGTTACGAGAGTCACCACATACATAACGTGGGAGCTGAATCATGATCACCGTTTCACGTTTTCATGACATCTCAGCAGGGCATAGAGTACATGGGCATGAGAGTGTCTGTGCGCATCTGCATGGACACAACTACCGCATCAGTTTCACGGTAGGAATGAATGCACGATTTGCGAAACCAGGTACCGCTCTTGATTCTGTAGGACGAGTCATTGATTTCAGTGTCATCAAGAGCAAGTTGTGTGTCTGGTTAGACAACAACTGGGATCACAAGATGCTGATCAGTTATAAGGATCCCATAGGAGGCATGTTGATTCAAGTTGATCCTAACGGTATCTGTATCGTCCCGTTCAATCCCACAGCAGAGAACATGGCGAGTTACCTACTCAATATCATAGGCCCACAAGTATTGGAAAATGAGAATGTTCAGTTGATTGAAGTGCATGTGGAGGAAACGCGCAAGTGTTCTGCTACGGCTTCGATTGATTTTGTTCTGGAGGAACGATCATGAACTATCGCATGATGTCTGATCGAGAAGTTGTCTCTAGGGCGGAGACACTCGATGTCATCCCACAGGATCTAGCACATGAGCTGTTGCATCGTCTGAGACGATCAGGATCTAGTAAAGGGGAACGTGAGGGCTCTCTGATCATTGCTACTCACTGGTTTACGGGAACAACTGATCCCCTGACAGGTTGTACATACACGGGAAGACTTCCCAGGACGCATACTCCACCGATTCATACTGTTGTCACAGGAGAGCTACCCCATGTACGGTAACAATGTCGCTGAGGTTCTTTTACTCCAGAGTGAGGGTCACCAGCTCGATGTAGTTGAGGTATTCTCCACTATACAAGGAGAAGGCCCCTACAGCGGATTGCCTGCGACATTTGTGCGTCTGGCGGGATGTCATCTCAAGTGTTATTTCTGCGATACAGACTTCACATCTAAGCGCACGATCATGACTCTGCCCAGCATTATCAGTCTGATCAAGAGCAATCCTCCTCTGGTAGTTCTGACAGGAGGAGAGCCGATGCGTCAGAACATCGTGCCCCTCTGTTCTGCTCTAGCTCCTAACCATAAAGTTCAGATTGAGACGAGCGGGAGCTTCTGGCCAGAAGGAGACTCGGGTAAGCGACTGCACCATCTCATCTTGAACGATTACGTTTCTATCGTAGTCAGTCCCAAGACGGCTTTCGTACATGACATGATTCGTAAACTGGCGATAGCTTGGAAATACATCATAACAAAGGATAGCCTTCTGGGTGATGACGGATTGCCTATTTCTAGTACCCAGCATCCTCATCATCCCTGCAGATTAGCGCGCCCTCCTGGTAACTTTTTCAAACAGGATATATTCCTCCAGCCCTGCGATCATTCTGATCCGAATACGGATCCCGGGGACAATGAAGCGTCAAACCGGATCGCCCGGAATCGAGCCGTCAGCTTATGCCAACGACACGGTTACCGACTCTCTCTCCAACAGCACAAGATCATAGGACTCCCATAATGAACGCCACCGAAACACAACAAGCGATCGATGCTCGCGATACCGTTATCATTTATTCAGGAGGAATGGACAGCTACACTCTGCTGAGAGAGGAACTCTCAAAGGGTCGATTGCATTCATCTTTGTCTTTCAACTACGGGCAGCGTCATTTGCGTGAATTGAATTGTGTGGCTCGGGTCTGTAGTCAGTTCTCATTGCCCTTCTCGTTCATTGATCTGCGCGCAGTGGCGGCGGTGGCGATGCATCGATCCGTGCTCACCGATACTCAGCGCGATATCCCCGTGGGTCATTATGCTGCGGACAATATGAAAGAGACGGTAGTTCCGAATCGCAACATGATCATGCTGTCGATTGCGATTGCATATGCGGTCTCTCATCAGTTGAAGCGAGTTGTATTCGGTGCGCATGCGGGGGATCACACGATCTACCCTGACTGTCGTCCTGAGTTTGTTCAAACGATGCGTGTTCTGGCACAGCAAGCTAACTGGCATCCGATCGAATTGGAGGCTCCGTATCTTCATTTCACTAAGGGAGAGATATTGTTGCAAGGTATGACGTTCGGAGTAGAACGAGAAGACTACAAAGACACCTGGACCTGCTATAAGGGTGACTCGACACATGCCTGCGGAGTATGCGGATCCTGTACTGAACGCCTAGAAGCTTTCGCCTCGGTAGGTTGGACTGATCCGATTCCCTATTTGCCTAAGGGGAAGTGACATGCGCTTACGACACTGGGGGAAAGATGAATTGCTCATACGCCAGTTGCTGCAAGCACTGGGCGAAGATCCTGACCGGGAGGGTCTAGTCGAAACACCTCGACGCATGTTGGACGCGTTAAGAGAGATGACAAACGGATGTGAAGTCGAAATCAAAAACCTGTTCAAGACCTTCGACAGTTGTCGTTATGATGAGATGATCATTGTACGTGACATCCCCGTCACATCTCTGTGTGAACATCACCTGCTGCCTTTCACAGGTGTGGCTCACATCGGTTACATTCCCGATGATAGGATCCTGGGGCTGTCGAAGTTTCATCGTCTAGTAGATGCACTCGCTCGTCGCCTACAGGTGCAAGAGAGGCTGACGCGGCAGATCATGTGCGAAATCAACGCGCACATGAAACCTAAGGGTGTGGGAGTGGTGCTCGAATGCCGCCATTCCTGTATGGAGCTGCGCGGTTCTCGATGTCAGGGGGCCATGACCGTGACATCGAGTCTGTGCGGTAGCATTCGTAACGAGCATGACTGTCGTGCGGAATTCATGAGACTCATCAAATGAGACAGTGCGACTGTGTATCATTCTGCGCGCACCTGAGAGGTGTTGTTTGCAGACAACTGTGTTTTTATGACTATGAGGTAAAGGTAACATCCATGATCAAGGAAACTAGAACTGTGAACTATGACTACTCGACAGTGGACCCGACTCTTCTCGAAGTGTTTGAAAATCCGTTTCCTGCGAATGCAGATGGAGTCATTCATATCGAAGCGCCCGAGTTCACGTCCCTGTGCCCCAAGACGGGACTGCCTGACTTCGCTAACATCGTGATTGACTACCTCCCTGACAAGCTGTGTCTGGAGAGCAAGTCATACAAGATCTATCTGTTGAGTTACCGCCAGCATGGGGAATTCCACGAGGGTTGTGTCACGCGTATCTTCAATGATCTTACGGCCGCTATGAAACCTAAATGGATTAAGGTAGAAGGACGTTTCAGTCCCCGGGGAGGAATTTCATTCTGGCCCACTGTCTCTACATCCGATGATGTGACACCTGGAGGCATTACATTCTTGACATCTGATCATGTTGAGAATTTCATGAAGCAGACTGATTCCCCCGATGACGGGTCACACAAGGGGTCCTGATATGAACACCGACGAGCGTCTATTGCAGGCTGTGTCATTCGGGCTGGCTCTGTGCGCTATAGCAACACGTCAACGTGTTGACAGGGATGCAGCAAACGGTATTACATCAGAAGCAAAACAAGAGGCACGTGTTATTTCTGAGGCTGTTATGGACGAGTTCAATCGTTTGAGATACGTATAAGAGAGGTATGAGATCATGGGATCGATCATCGCAGGCTGGGTCATTGCACTCGGGGCGATCTACATTACGATTCGGTTCATCTGTCACATCTGGAAGGGCTGACATGAAAAGCCTAGATCATCAGTTCCGTGATTGGAACAACTATTTCATAGGCTACGGATACGGTACAGGAGAAGTCTATACACTGGAGGCATTGAAGAAATTCATGGAGGCTGTAGAGATAGGCGGCATGTATGATTATAGGACGTTGGAGAAAGCTGTTACCCCTGTTGCCGCTTGGCTGTTGATCAATCTGTTGATTGACGCTGACATCATCGAATACGGAACATCACCGCGACACGGATGGCTGACACCAGCAGGTAATGAACTCAAGAAATTTGTCACCTTGCATACCTCAAAAGAACTGTTTGATATCTGCTGCACATCAATGTTCGGGGAATTCTATATTTACTGTTGTCCCGAGTTCTGCAACTGTACAGACCAGAGCCCCTGCATCACACAGAATCGATTCTGGAGTAAACCAACATGACTACTCAGTTGGATGAAGCGCATGCGCGAGCCCTGCGCTTTGCAAATCGCTGGGACGCTGCGTTGTGTGCGTATGAGAAAGCGGCCAATACCCTTCGTCAACTGGGGTATACGGATGAAGGCGGAGAATATTGGAAACCGCCGTTGGGTCGCAAGCCCTTTCAATTGCGTGCGCACGAGTGGGCTGTTGACTGTTTCGGGACACAGAAGGCTCAGCATACTCCTCTTCGAGCCGCACGTTTTTTAGAGGAGGCCATGGAACTGGTTCAATCATACGGTTTGACATCTCAGGAAGTATTGAAAATAGCTGAGTATGTCTATGGTCGTCCTTCAGGTCATAGCGCACAAGAAACAGGAGGAGTTATAGTTACCTTAGCGGTATTGTCTGAGCTTGAAGGCATTGACATGTTACGAGAAGGAGAGCACGAGCTGCTGCGCGTCATACAAAAAATAACTGAGATACGCGAACGGGACAAAAACAAAACCTACATCGATATGCCCCCGTGATCATTTACTTTTCGGGAGGAGGAGTGACGGGCGTGTGGGAACGTGTTAACGAGCGTCTGATACAAGACGGTGCCGCACGCCTGCTTTCATTCGCGTATCAGCGCCTCTTGTTCGAATACTGCAACCTGGTGCGTTTCATCAAGCCTCCCCACCGTGTCAGAGTGATGGTAGACTCAGGAGCCTTCACAGCGTGGTCAAAGGGCGAGCAAGTCTGCCGTGAAGACCTCGCTAACCTGTTCCAGAAGCTTCTCGATGAATTCAGTGACATCATCGACTTTGTGCTGATCAACCTTGACGTGATCCCAGGACGTAAGGGTGTTGATCCGACTCGTGAGCAAGTCAACGCGGCTATGAGTCAATCGGAGATCAACTTCGAGTGGCTCGATGAGATGTTCCCAGGAATGGTGTTACCTGTATTCCATCAAGGAGAACCGACTAAGTATTACGATCACCTGACGGAATGCTACGAATATGTCTGCCTGTCACCGCGCAATGATCTGCATGAGAAGCTGCGCATCGAATGGTCGCGCAAGTTCGGGCTGCGCAATTCAGGCCGACGGTATCATGGGCTGGCGGCAACAGGCTTGCGTATGATGGAGACGGTCAACTGGCACAGTGTAGACAGTGCATCATGGATCATGTCAGGAGGCTACGGCAACATCTTCTGGCGCACACCGAATCGCTTACAGACCGTGTGTGTGTCATCACAGTCTGCGAACCGTAAGACCTTTGATGCGCATATCGAGACACTGAGCCCTCTTCACAAGGAGCAGCTCATCAGCCACATCGAGGAACGGGGGTTCAAGCTCGATGATCTGCAGACTTCGGACACGGAGCGTTACATCTGGAACGCTGAAGAGTGGTTACGTCTCAACATTCAATTCCGCCCCACACAAGCGGCGGGGGAGTTATTTGATGTCTGACTATGTTGTCAGGATCCTGAAGCCCTCAGGAGAGCCTGAATACTTTCGTGCCTCATACTCTGGAGAGCGATTCAGCGCTACCGTGAATGATCGAGGGGATATCACGATCACTCGTTGGAATCAGGGAGATCCTGAGACGATTCACCATACCGTAGCTATCCTGTCAGTAGGAACATGGACTAGAGTCGATGAGGGATATACTAACGAGGAATCATTCGGACCCGAGTCTTCACGATGCCCTCATTATTGGAATGAGCATAAGAATCGTTGTATCAGGAAACGAGATCATAAAGGAGATCATTTTTACTGCGCCCCTGAAAAAGCAATCAGTGTCGATGTCAGTTTCAAATTACCTGAGGATCTATGAAAGACCTCTTCAACATAGTACGCGGCGCCGTCAGCACTAAAGATCTGATACCCGTGCTGACTCACTTCGCTTTTGACTCAGGGACACTGCAGGGCTTCAACGGACGTCTCGCGATCAGTACTCCTGCCCCTCAGCTCTCACATCTCAACTGCACAGTGCCTGCTGTTCCATTGCTTGCTGCTTTGGATGCAGCGGGGGTTGACACTGACCGCGAGCCCATCAGTCTCAAGGTGGAGAGCAATAGACTGAATGTAGCCTCGACTCGCGAGCACGGTGCCAACTTCAATGCGTATATTCCTACAGGGAGCTTGACGGATTTCCCTCTCGCTGCACCTGACCCCATCGACCAACGAGTCAGGTGCCAAGATAATCTGCTCCCGATACTCAAAGCACTGCGACCTTATGTCGGGGAGGATGCTTCAAGACCCTGGGTCAGCAGTGTATTGTTCTCTCAAGGATTCGCAACGGTCACTAATAATGTCATGCTAGTACGCACGATGACGAAGTATGCCTTGTTAGAAGGATTACAACTGCCTGTATTCGTAATGGATGAGCTGTTGAGGATCGGGGAGGAACCGTACAGCTATTCACAGAACGAGAACACCGTGACGTTCTACTACAAGACAGAGGAATATTGTAAGCAGCTTGTTAAGGAAACGTTCATCCGTTGCTCACTCTTCAAAGAAGGATGGCCGGATGCATTCTCGCTGTTCGATAAGGTCACCGAGGGAGCGAAGTACACGAAGATAGCGCGCACCGAGCCTGATACGCTGTTGGCGGCTGTAGAAGCTATCGCGCCCTTCTGCCCTGATGTCTCTAACCCGCTTATCAAGTTAGAGGGAGCAACAGTCTCGACAGAGCAGGGAGACAAGTCAGCAACGGTCACGGGGCTCAAAGTTATGGCGGCGGGGACGTATCGCGTTGAGCCGTTGAAACTGATGCTAGCAGTAGCGGATAAAGCAGACTGGTCGAAGTTTCCTCGTGTACCTTTTCAGGGTAAGTCGGAAAATGGGTTACTGTTGCAGGGCATCCTGCTGGGGATTCAGACATGAAGAAACGAATACATTACGTAGAGTACGGTGTATGTTTTGGACGATCGTGGCAGCGTGACGGTATGACTGTGACTAACACACCAGAAGAAGTAACTTGTCGCAACTGTCGTTGGATCATTGTAAATAGTCCTCATTTCAAGATTGCTTTGCGCACACGCTTACGAAAGCTGTGGTTTAAGTAACATGGCTCGCTTTGACAATGTAGGGCTCTGGTGGGAGGACTTCCCTGCCGAGCGAAAAGCCAACACCGCATATGACTTCATTCGACGTGTCGAAGTCCCCCACACAGGATGGGAGCCCCCGAGCGAGTTTCCCAATCTGACAGGAGTCAGAATATTAGGCCTCGATACTGAAACCAAAGATCTTGATCTTATTGAACGGGGACCTGGCAGTGTACGAGGCGCGGCACATGCGGTAGGTATCTCAATCTCGACGGACAGTAAAGCATGGTACTTTCCTATACGCCATGAGTACGAGGCCCAGAAGTCGCTCAACATGGACCCCGATCGAGTGTTTGCTTGGCTATCAGATCAGCTACGCGACACGACGTTTCCTGTAGTGGGGGCTAACCTTCTCTATGACTTGGAGGTATTGAGGGCAGAGGGTGTTGCATTAGGCAAGCATAAGTGGCTCGATGTCCAGTATGCCGAACCCTTGCTCGATGAATCCGCATCCTCATACGCATTAGAAGTGCTCGCACGCAAACATCTGAAGCAAGGCAAGATAACTCCTGCCTTGTACGATTGGTGCGCCAAGAGCTTCGGGGGTGATGCAGACGGCAAGCAACGTAAGAACATCTGGCGAGCACCCCCGACCTTAGTCGGCCCCTATGCTGAAGGAGACGCATTACTGCCTGTTGATATTCTCGATATACAACGAGGTAAACTCGCTGCTGAGAATCTCAGTACGCTCTTTGACTTGGAATGCCGCCTGATCCCCTTGTTGCTTGATATGCGGTTCAGAGGAGTTCGGATCGATGAAAACAAAGCTCAACAGATGGCTAGTTGGTTGCGAGAGAAAGCCGCTGAAGCACAAGCCCGCATCCAAGGTGTTGATGTCTGGAGTAACGACAGTCTTTCGAAGGCTTTTGACAAAGAGGGGATCGAGTACACACTTACTGAAGCAGGTAATCCTAGCTTCACCAAAGTGTTTCTTGAATCCATTGCCCATCTTCATCCTCTCGCCGCATCAGTCCTCGATGTCCGTTTGTACGAAAAAGCGGCAAACCCGTTCGTTGAAAGTTATCTGTTAGGGAACTTGCACAATGGACGTGTTCACTGTCAGTTTCACCCTTTACGATCCGACAGTTACGGTACAGTATCGGGGCGCTTCAGCAGTTCGAACCCTAATCTGCAGAACATCCCGAGTCGGCATAAAGTCATTGGTCCCATGCTACGGTCGCTCTTTATTCCTGAAGATGGGTGCCGTTGGAAAAGGGCGGATTACTCTCAGGTGGAGTTTAGACTGCTGGCTCATCATGCTATCGGCCCCGGTGCCGAAGAACTTCGTGAGCGCTATCGTAAAGACCCGAATACAGACTTCCATCGACTTACAATTGATATGGTCAACACTATAACAGGAATCTTACTTGATCGAACTCCTGCTAAGAATATCAACTTCGGTAACGTGTACGGAATGGGTAAGGACAAATGCATACGGTCACTGGGAGTCAGCCCTGAGTTAGGATTACGCTTCTACGAGGCGTATCATGAGGCGTTGCCGTGTGTACGTAAGACTGCCAAGAGCGCGACGAGACTCGGCGCACGTCGCGGTTATATCAAGACTATACTAGGCCGTCGTCGTCGCTTCCCCAACGAGGAAGCTGCTCACACGGCGCTCAACAACTGTCTGCAAGGGTCCAACGCAGACATCATGAAAACGGCGATGGTCCACTGCTACGAGGCAGGCTTGTTCGAGATAACAGGCACTCCTCACCTGACCGTCCACGACGAATTAGACTGGTCAGATGATATGAGTCCAGAAGCCACTGAAGCATTTAACGAGGTGAAACATGTTATGGAAACGTGCGTGCCGCTGCGAGTGCCGTTGCGGGTCGATTTCTCAGAGGGAGCCAACTGGTCTGAAGCGCATTAAGGGACAGGTGTCGAAGTGGTTACCTGTAGAAGGTATAGGGGGAGCAGCAGTTGGAAGTGTGATGGTACTTCCTGTTACTTCGCCCTTGTGTGCGTTATTAGGATTTGTGGTCACAGTCGTATTATTAGCAATCATCGGATATGTTGTGGAGAAGTATTATGAACCATCGTCCTAAGATCTATGTCAGCTCGCGTGCGTCCATCATCGAGCGCGTGGCGATGTGGCAGCAGTACAAAACCATGGGAGCCAACATCATTTCAACATGGATCGATAGGGCCTCGACGAATACGAATGCTATAAATTACCCTGACTTGTGGCACAGCATTCAAGAGGAGATTCTGAGCTGCGATCGTTTCGTGTTTTACGCAGAGCCCGGGGACTTCCCTATGAAAGGTGCTATGGTCGAAGTGGGTATAGCGATGGCGTACGTAAAACCTATATGGATACTGGGCAACAATCTTGAGCTTGAAGGGGAAACTTTTCGCCCGTTAGGCAGCTGGGTCAAACATCATTCGATCACCGTCTTCAAGCCCCGTGCCACGCTCAATGACATGATGCAGGCTCTGGGTCTGCATTCATAAGGAGACGATGAATGATCGGCACCGAAAGCAAGCTGTGGGAGAATCTTAAGACTGCGGCTGAAGGCACACCCTGTCGCATGACGCGTATCGAGACTTCTACCTGCAACGGAGTTTCGGATGTCGAGTACGTCACTGATAATTGGCATGGATGGATTGAGCTTAAGACTTGTTCAGTACAACGTGACACTTCACTGTTTACTCTGCATTCACCTTATACGACCGCCCAAGCACAATGGTTGTTCGATCATCACGACCCTGACAAGAATCTGCGCAGCTGGTTGATCATCGGTCGTATAGGATCGCGTACGTGGAAAGAATTCATTCTCATACCTCCGCGTATCTCAGTGATCTGTCTGCACATTCGCAAAGCTTCACGGGCAACAGTAGTGTTCAGGAGACCTGGAGTCATACGCTGCCCGACCTCTCAATCAGTCATACAGACATTACGAGGAGAATAGAAATGGCTGACATCAGAACCCTGAAAGCATATTTTGTAGGACGTAGGAGAACTACTAACGGTAACAGGCTGGGGTTCTTCTGGAAATTCGATGAGGGAATCAGGGGATTCGCTAAAAAACAAGCTCCTGCTTGCATAGGAGAGCAGTGGGAATTTCCTGTAGACGAACAGGGACGACTCATTGCACATCGTGATTTCACACCTAAGTTATCAGGGGATGAAGCTTCACCTGAAGATATTGCTTCATGGAATGCAGCGGACGTTGCTGCTTATCAAGATGACATCACGCGCAAGGCTCATGATCGTCTCGCGCGTCGGGAAACAGACTTTGAAAAGGCACTTACTCCTATCAGACGAATTCTCGATGGTGCGCGGCACCATGATGAGCGAGGAGCGATCATACAACGTGTCATGACTGAATTATGGCGGAGATAAGTAATGAGCAACCCTGAAGGCTATCTACAAGCTAACATTCATATTTGGTATCGCAATGGTCAGAAGGTTACTATTGATGGATGGATCACTGATATCACATCTATGGAACCCAGTTCTATAGGTTCTGGTGTTCCTCGAATCTGGGGATTCAAAGCTATAGAGTCTCAAGATAATTGTCAGGAATCTGCAGAATATGAAGGCTCTGCTATTCATCACCCCTCTCACTATGGTGGAGATGTTACTTATGAAGCGATCAAGGTCATCACAGCATGGAATCTGACATTCAATACAGGTAACTCAGCTAAGTATATCTGTCGCGCGGGGAAGAAAGGAGGTCCTGAAAAACACATCGAGGATTTGGAAAAAGCGCGCGAGTATCTGACATTTGAAATCGAGCGCCTCAAGAAACTACAGGCGGAGAGCAAGTCATGAGTGAATTGGAATACAAGCTGTTAGATCACGGTTCTATTATTCTTACCGATACCAGTGTGCGTGTCATGGGGAATGGCAAAGGAGGCGTTATCCCCGTTACTGACAATGGTCGGATTGATTTTGATCTAGCTGTTGTGCGAGCTGCGCGAACTAGCTTTGATGCAGCATGGCGTGCAGGAGACGATGAGTCTAATGATGAACGTCTGATCTATCGCCTCATGCGCAAGCGTCATACGTCACCGTTTGAAAAAGTCTCGGCTACCTTCGAAGTGGTCGCGCCCATTTTCGTTTATCGTGAATGGCACAGACACCGCACACAGAGTTACAGTGAACAGTCTGCGCGCTATATGGAGATGCCAGAAATATTCTTTGTTCCTGATCCCGCGTTGATCGGGGCTCAACAACAGACGGAGAAACAAGCACGCGAGATTTCAGAAACTATAGATCCCAGATTGCGCGCTCAACGGGAAGCCGAGTGCAGAATTTTGAGGTTACAGAATGAAACTGCTTTCGGGATCTATCGAGAGCTACTCACTAATGGATGGCCTCGCGAGTTAGCGCGTACGGTGTTGCCTGTAGGAACCTACAGTAAGATGCAAGCCACTGCCAATCTGCTCAACTGGTTCCGTTTCCTCGAACTGCGATTGGCGCTGGGAGCACAGCGTGAGATACGGGTCTATGCTCAGGCCATTTTGAAGTTGCTCACTCTTCTGGCTCCGGTCTCATGTGCGGCGTTCAAGAAATTCTGGCTCACAACGGAGCATGATATATGAGCGCCGAAGATGACTTGAAACGAGTACTCGACGATGCGCATCGATTCCCTACTGCGAGAAATTCAGCTCCTCGTCTGACTCGTGTTGCAATGGAAATGATGCTCGAAGGAAAGGTGCTCAGTGTTGATACTCTGAGAGTCAGGCTGGTGGATATAGAAGACGACACAGCTACTTTTGAGATTGAATTCTGTGACAAGGAGGGGATTCCCATTGTCAATGTCATTCGCCACACCCTCATGCTCAACTGCTCGTTGACTATCGCCCATATGATCAATTGCTTGACATTCACTGTATCGAGCGGAGGGTAACATGAAACGAGTTATAGCAACCGCTCGTGTGCAGATCATGATCAGTATACCTGTCCCTGATCAATGGGGTGAGGACTGCGCATTCTCGCAAGTCAAGAAACAAGCTGTTGACTCTGCAGTGGGTATGATTGCGAAAGGAGGAATGCGACAGGGCACTCACTATACTGTAATAGGAGAACCTATCGTGAAAGCGATTCTAGTGGAGGATGTATGAGAACGGCGGATAGTATCATAGGAGAACTAGACTGGACTCCTGTGGGAGAGCAACTGTATGCGCATGGCACCTGTATTGTTCGATTTACCTTCACAACAGATGGAGTCGTAGCAGAACTTTTGCCTTTCAACCCCGCTGAACAATCCGAGTTTCGAACATTGAGTGGAGCGCACTGCGCGACTTGCCAATGCAACAAGCTGCATTCAACAGCGCCTGTACCCAAGAACCCTCAGAGCAAAAGCTGGCACGAGAACGCTCCCGACGGACCGAATAAATAAATTTCAAACTGTCACAGGAAATCAATATGATTGACTTCAAGAAATTCAAACGCCCCATCGCCCTCCAGTTTCAAGCAATGGTTAACCATGGTCAACTGTTTCGCGTAAGCGTAACCAAAGAACGTATGTGGGAGACATACCTTAACTCCTATCCCGAAGGAACCAACGTCTTATTTCGCAAACAACGGGAATACGAGTGCAGTTGCTGTCGCCAATTCATTTCGATCATGGGTGCAGTGGTCGGTATCAATAATAGTGAACTGATCAGCATCTGGGATACGCAATGTGAGGATCCCGTATATCAACAAGTCGCTGATGCTATGTCAGCGTTGATCAAAAGCTGCCCGATCGATAATGTATTCCTTCATACAGAACATCATGCCGGAGTTGATAAGAATCATGAACATGCATTGGGAGAGGATGTTCTGACATGGAATCATTTCTTTGTGAATCTGGATAACCGTGTTGTGAAGCGAGGACAAGACATTGGTCCTTGCTTGTCTGACATGCGAGCCACCCATGATGTGTTGAAGCGGGGGCTGGAGGAGATCACGTTCGAGGCACTCGATACGGTACTCGATCTGATCAGACAGGGATCCCTATATAAGGGTCCTGAGCACGATCTTAACCTTCAACGGTTTCTATATCTGAAACAACAGTTTGTGGAGAAGGGTCCCAGACAAGACAACTTTGTGTGGTATCATACAGGTCAATCGTCAAAGTCTGTTACTCGTTTGCGCAACACCTCTATCGGCACGTTGCTAACAGACTTGTCAACGGATGTTGATGTAGAGGCTGCGGTACGCAAGTATGAGAAGATGGTGGCACCGGAGAATTATCAGCGTCCTACAGCGCTCGTCACACCGCGTATGATCGCGGACGCTAAACAGACGCTGACGGATCTGGGATTACTGTCTGCGCTGTCACGTCGTTATGCTCGATTGTCTGACATCAGTACTGCCGATATCCTTTTTGCAGACCGCGCTATCGTGAAGTCCCTGCAGGGTGAGGATGTGTTCTCTAACATCACCACCAAAGTAACATTGACTGCCAAGAGCTTCGAGCACGTCGAAACCGTGTCTCTCGGGGACTTCCTAGCAAACATCGTGCCCCGCTGCACAAGCATCGAGGTCTTTTTCGACAAAGTCCACAGCAATCGTCTTGTGAGTCTGATCACTGCCGAGGACCCTACCTCTCTGCACCTGTTCAAATGGCCGAATCATTTCAGCTGGTCCTACACCGGGGACTTTACGGATTCGATCAAAGAGCGCGTCAAACAAGCGGGCGGTTCTGTGACAGGTGACCTCTGTTGTCGTTTGTCGTGGAACAACTTCGATGACCTCGACCTCCACATGCGCGAGCCCCAGAACTATGAGATTTATTTCTCGAACAAGGGGCATTTGTCGCCGTCGGGTGGAATGCTGGATGTTGATATGAATGCAGGAGGACCGAATACGCGTACTCCTGTAGAGAACATCGTCTATAAGAATCAGCGTGCGATGAGACAAGGCGTATACACACTGTTTGTGCGTCAGTTCAGAGCACGTGAATCGATTGATGTAGGATTCAATGTGGAGATCGATTGCGGAGGGGATGTGCATCTGATCGAATACCCTCAGGCGGTACGTCAAGACCAAGATGTAACGGTAGCGGTCTTTTCTTATTCGGTTACGGATGGATTGAAAGTAGTAAGTTCGCTAGCTAGTAAACCTACCAAGCGAAATATCTGGGGGCTGGATACGAATGAGTTTCATCGTGTCAATCTGATCTGCTGGTCGCCGAACTATTGGAAAACAAAACTCGGTAATCAGCATTGCTTCTTTATGCTAGACGGATGTCGTAATGAGGGTAAGGCACGGGGATTCTATAATGAGTTCCTGACAACTGAGCTCAACCGACATCGCAAAGTTATCGAGATGGTCGGCGCCAAGATGCGTACGGACGAGGACAGGGAGCAGTTGAGCGGATTGGGATTTTCAGTTTCCCAGAACGGGGAGCTGATTGTTCGGGTAAAGGGTGCGTTGACTCGCACTCTCAAAGTTATCATTTAACGAGAGAGAACTAACATGGCTAAAGCAAGAGTGGATATTTTCGAAGAAGCAAGTCGTAAGAAGATCACCTTCTCAACAACCATCGGCGTGATCAGTGTCAATGACTTGTGGGACTTGCCTCTCACACGACCTGTTGGAGGAAAGATCAGTCTCGATGAAATTGCGTTGTCACTGTATCAACTGATCAACGATGCATCGGACGTAGTATCGTTCGTCAACGACAAAGCCCAAGCTGATCCCGTCATCCGTCTTCAGTTCGAACTCGTGAAACGCGTGATCGATGTGAAAAAGGAAGAGGCAGCAGAGCGTGTGCAAGATGCTGAGAAAGCCCAGACTAAGCAGCAGATTCTGGCTGCTCTGGAACGCAAGCGCACGGGGGCGCTAGAGACGCTGACCGAGGCCCAGCTACTGCGCAAGCTCGATTCGCTTTGAAGCGGTCAGCGCCCCCTGTAGAGCGCTGCAGGGGGCGTTTTGAGATGATTTGCAGGGGATTCTGACGGCTCAGACCCCTCATTACAGGGGTCTAGCGCGATCTCCGGACAGCGGAGCTATACGTCGGAGGCAGGGGGTATCTGAGCCCCCTTGTAGAGCGACAATGCGTAATTCGCGACCCAGGGGCCCCATTTCGCAAGGTGCACAGGGGTAAAGAGGTCTGAGTGCCCATAGAGCGCAGGCATCCCAGGCTGGAGGTCACAGTTGAAGTTCTCGATCGAAGAGTCCTCGCCCTCGTACCCCGTGTGTCCCAGTTCCCCCCACGATGAATCAACCAGGTGAAGGTACTCTGCTAATTGAGCAGCCTCCGTTATCTTATCGCCTGAGTTATACAGTACCCCGATCTTGCGCACTTGCGGAGGACGAATGAGACGGGGATTCAGTGCTCCGTTGATGAATACTGCCCCTGATATCGGGGCACCGTCATGCATGAGATCGTAACCGATCGCACAGCCGTTGCTGTGTCCTACCCAGATATCCCCTTCCTTCAAGTACGGTCTGATACACGACGTTATAATAGGATTCAGAATACGCGTCGCTAGTCCTGCTATCCAGGGGTAGTCAGGAAACAGAACCTCAAATCCAACTGCTTCTAAAAAAGGTATGAGCCCCATCACAGCGGGATTGTGTTCGGGTGTATGAATCCCATGACAGAGATGAATTCGCATACGGTCTCCTAAAACCCCGCTGCAGTGAACCTACAGCGGGTAAAGCCTGTACCGGAAAAGTTTCTTACGTTGTGGGCGCACCTGCAGCGGGCACAGACATCGTTTTCAGACTCGTAGCCCAGCTGGTCAGCTTGGCATTGAGTTCCGACTGAACAACACTGATTTCAGCAGTCACTAATCCTGGCAACTGCAGTTCGATATTGCCGAGCAGGATCTTGGATGCCGCATCAACACGCTGCGGGATCAGAGCGGGATCTCCCGTCAGTACCGTCGTGAAGAAAGTCTGCAGTTCAGTCACCACATTCAACAGAACAGGAGCAGCCGCCACAAGAGCGGGATTCGGGTTACTCATTTTGATAGTACTCCAAGAGTTTGATTCGCCGACTAAGTTGTCGGCTTCGTAGGAGGGACAGTATCCTCCTTATTACTGTCAACGCTGTTACGTTGACGCATGAACCAGAAAGACATCACCAACATCAGCACCTCCCTGAGGTTATTGATCAGAGAAACCTTGAACCAACCCAGTCCTTCCATGACAGCCAGAGCAAAGAAGCCAAGCAGAAACAGAATCGTGATGATAACTTGAGCCCCGGCTATCCCGATATGAGTCATTGTAGGAATCTTCATAACTTAGGTATCCATAACCCCGTAGCAAGCATCAGTGATTCACGGTATGCTCGCTTGGGAGTCTGATTGACCCAATTCGACATCAGACATTGTTTTGCAGCCTCTGCATAATCTTTACCTCCTAACGCAGCTCTCAACTTAGGCCATGCTGCTAATGACCCGAGTTGATAGCACATGGATCCAAGCGCTGCCTGCTGCATATTGTTACAGTCATCGAAACGGGGCAGCTCCATAGCAAACTTCCAAGCCTCATCTGCATCCAGAATCAACTGAGCATCAGATTGCTCCTTAGTCCACACCAGTCCTTTGTGACCTGACTCGACATACGGCAGATCATGTCCCCATCCGATTTCCCAATAACCTTTGCTGTCGGGAATCGCATCGAGCGTCAGTCCTTCCTCCTCTTGCAACAGCTTGATCAACAGTTCATTCATCTTGAGTTCCTCTCTTGTCGATCTACTAATACCGCTACCTGAGATGTCATCGCATTGATAGTGCTCCTCATATCGTCTCGTGCGTGAGTTTCCCTTTTGTCTATGTCCTCAATCTTATTTTCTATCCTAATAAGATGATTGACATTCTCCTGATGCATCACAAGACGATCAGCCCGCAACTGCTTCAATGCGGCTTCTAACTCTAATCGCGTCACAGTGGTTTTCTCCAACGCGTCTATTTTCTTAGTGTGGCCCTCTAACTGAGTGATAGCTCGATGCACAATCCATTTCAGAGGAGCCAGTATTACAGCGGCGACTGCTGTGATGACCCACGCGGCAACCTGCAGTACTCTCCATCCGTCAACCTGCATATCAGACATTACCCACTCCTCTTTTAGAATTCAAAAAGGACGGGCGCCGGGCTCCCGTCAACTT